GAAGGGATAAAACCAACTAATTCACGACCTACTACATCTGCCGCTTTGTATATGTCACTAGCTAAATTGTTGAGCACATTACTCATGATAGTTCCTCTTTGATTTGAAGTTTTTTAGCGGCTATTGTCGCTAATCTTTTTGCAATTCGCTTTTCAACCCATTCGGGTGATTGCGCTTTACCTTTGTGAGCTATCGACATTTTTTCTTTTGTTTCAGCCGATAACACGTTTCCTAACGCTCTTTTATTTCCTATTAAACTAGCAGATACTTTTGCTTTTGTTTCATTGCTGTATTTTTTTCCTAAATTTGCTTGTCTCATTTTTTCAACATGAGACTGTGTTTTTTTTATTCCTGTATGTGCTAATCTTAGTTTTTCTTTTGTTTCATCGCTATGTATTCTTCCTTTATTTCCATCAGATATTGATTGTTTATGTTGATCTGATAATTTAATTCCTTTTCTGGCAAGACTAATTTTATTTTTTGTTTCGTCTGAGCGTTTTACGCCTATCGCGCTACTTGCTCTAATAGTTGCATTATAGCCTTTATAATACGAATTATAAGCGTCTATAGCTTGTTGTTCATAAAATAATAAATCTTTAGGTTTGCAAATAATAATAGGTTGAAATATAAAAGCATCTTCGCCATGCTTATTCCATGAGCGTTGAAGTTTTATTGAATGATGGGCGTTTTTAACTAAAACGTTTTTATGCTTTCGAAAACGTGTTTTAAATGATTTTGCTGAACCGATATAGCATTTACCATTAACAACATTTTGAATTTTATAAATTCCACCAATCATGAAAACTACTCCAGCTAAGTTTAGGAGTAGTTATTATATCATAATTGGATATATCTAGCGGCTGTTTTTTATAAACAATCGCTTAACTACTGCTCTGTAACTTTGCCGCCACTTTTTGCAAAACTTGCCCGCTCTGGGTGTGACATATTGTCAAACGTTGAACGGCTTACAACTTGTTGCCCAGTGCTACCACTACCACCACTTGCGCCACCACCATTATTTTGTGGTGCTGCAATATAATGTTTGCCGTCATCACTGGTCGCCCATTCTGTTACGAACGCGCTTAAATCTTTGTCGCCTATAACTGCTTTGCGTGTGTCGCCATCAATAGCGATTTTCGCCTGTGATGATAACATAGCTTTGACCGCAGGTAAAAATGGTGTGGCAACACCAGCCTTAACTAATGCGTCTGTCAAACCATTATCTAAAAGCAATTTAGATGTAAAACCACTTTCTGAATCTAAGGCGGCTTTAGTTTGCTCAAATGCTTTTTGCTGATCTTTGATTGTTTTTTGTGATGCCGTTAGATTGTTTTCTAACTCATCAATTTTATTTTGTAGTTTATCCAATTCCGCTGGATCTATTTGCTTTCCTTTTCGTGCCTCTTTCAGCTCTGCTAAAAGTTCACCGTTTTTCTTTGCAAGTCCGCTTGTTGCTTCATCAACTGCGGCTTTAATTTGCTCTGCAATACTTAATTCTTCTGACATATAACCCTCTGGGTTGTGGTTGACGGCTCCGCCATCGGTTAATAAAATCTAAATTGCGTCTTTAATAATTTCAATCGCTGTATCTTGTGGGATTTCACGGATATTTTCAACGTGTTCTGCCGCACCGATAATGTCACCGTGTGAAATATCATCAACTGCATTTGTTGCTTCATCGACTGCTTTTTTAGCACCGTCTGAAACCTTATGAACAATATTATCAAAAAATGACATAAATATTTCCTTACAAATTAGGGTGTGCCGTTGATGAAAGGTGTAACACCAACGACACGAGAGTAAACACATGGCGAGTGTTTGTCGCATTTATACAGCATAAGATAATAAACATCAATTAAAAAAAATAAACACCTTGAAAATATTTTAACTAACTAATTGATTTATAAATGTTCAACTGTCAAGGATTACTTGACTACTGGTTTACTTTTCAATTTTTTTCAATTGCTCAAGTGTTAATTCTTTCCCATTTTCAACAAATCGTTCCAGCTTTACGCCCGATCTAAATATTTCAGCTTTTCCTTTTCCTAATGCTTCATCTTGTTTTTCATGTGATTGTTTACGCAACCATTCATCATAATTGATTGTTTCGCTAATTTGCCCATCAAGTGATGATCTTGTTCCTGGTGGTGGGTCTTTCATTCCCATTTCTTTCCACGATTTTAAAACAGGCACAGTGCTTGATCTGCATCTAACGTGGACAGGTGGATATGGACCTTTACCTAAATCAAACTTTTGACCATCGTATGATTTGCACAGGGTTGTTGTTTTAAAATCAAGCGTAGCTAAAAATTGCCAGCCTTTTATTAAATCGTCGTTGGCTTTATAAAACTCATCACGCGCGGTATTGGTTGCGTGTGCCATTGCAGTTGATACCAACGCCTGTGTTTGACGTGCGTTAAGTGAGTTAATGCCATCGGTATATTGCAATGCTTTTGTGCCTGTAATGCGTTTAACCACGTCACTATAAGATTGCCCTTCAACTAAGCCAATCCTAACAGCGTCCTGTATGCGCGTGTAACTATCTTGATCTAATTTATCAATCCATTCTTTAATCAGTTTTCCCTGCAATGGTTTTGATTCAATCGCAGCAAATAACGTCACGGGCGCAACCGCTACCATATCAAGCACAATAGGCGTTGAATCATCAATGGCTTTGATTTGCCATTCTTGCTCATACTCTGCTGCGTCTTTCATGTTACTGATTAACTCTTTACCGGCTAAATCATAACCTTCATTTAAAATCGCCCGCACTGATTCTAACCGCGCGTCAATCTGCGGGATTGTCATTTGATTATCAAGGTCGAGCGTTTTTAATTGTTTAACCAAATCTTTTTCAACAACACGCAACAAGTCCATGACCTTTTTACTTGTTGATGAATAATATCGCTGCAAATAAATTTCATGTGCAATCGTTTTATCTCGTAGTTGCGTGTTCGCTGATTCTTCCATTACAACATTCCACCGCCAGCAGGATTTATTTTAATCCTCTCTTGCTCATCGTCAAAGCTTGTATCTTGAGAAATAATGTCAGCAGACACAAGATTTTCAAACAAAACATTAGCTGATATTGCCCCCGCCTGCCAACTCTTAACCAGAACATCTAAGTCCTGAGCTGTCATTGAGTTTGGAATAAAATCACGATTAAGCTCAACTTTAACATCACCAGTTACGCCTGACCAATCGCGCAAATACTCCATGACGTGCGTCAATCCAATGCTAATTGATTGTGAAATTGAAGCAAGTACACTGTTTTCACTTGATCTGTGAATATTAGCCGTTTGCGCTGATTCTGCCGCGCGTTTTTCAGGTGCTAAGATTCGCGCCCCAAGTGTTGCCATCATTGCTTCTTTTGACCGCAATGCCTCGCGCAATTCACCCAAACCTTGACCTGTAAATTCAAGATAAAACGCTTTGCTTTGTGGATCAGGCAATAACCATGCCGTGCCGCTACCGATACGCAATGACGCGCTTTTATCGTCTGAATAATAGCCAGTGACTACTGGTGTTGGGAGTCCAGTAAAGTGCAAACCGTGTTCATAATCGGCTGTGGTTCTGTAATGCGATAAATTCACGTCAACAAGGTCAAGCAATGGCGGCTTATCAACACATGGTGAATTATCTCTAACCCCAAAAAACTCAAACGGGATTTTGTTAAGTGGTCGCCCGTTAATTTTTGGGTAAACTTCATCCACTAAAATAAACTCACCGCGTTTGTCTTTGCGGAAAACACGCTGACGATAAATTCCACCATCGCCTAAATCTAAAACGCGCCATTGTGGTTCGCATTTAGATTCAAACTCATCAACTGCGATCTCGTTTTCTTCTTCAAGCACAACAAGTGTTAACTGTTCAACGTTGTTAATGCGCCCCGTTTTCCAGTTTATAATTGATTCTGCATCGTACATGGTCGCGTAAGGTCTTGCGCCTTGTGCCTGTGCTTGTGCAAGTGTTACCGCATTAACAATGGGTGGAAAATCGACAAGCACGGCACAACGTCCGATAGTAATAA